AAAAACGCTTTAACATTCTTATATACGTTGAAATTAGTTTTGTATCTATCTACGTTGTAGTAATGCTCAAAGAACTTATTGTTATTCTTAGTAGCTGGTAAGTTAAAGTCTTTAGAGTATGATGCGTTCTTGCTTTCTATATCTCTAACATCATCTACTTGTAGTGTTAGGTTTATATTCTCGTTACCAAACGTATCTAACTCTTGCAACTCATTGGTTACTTGATTTTGTACTACTAATCTTATCATAGTCGTTGTACTCTTGTGTTATGTCCTTTCTCTATTGTTATGATATACTGCTTTAACATATCATTTGCAGTAGTTTGCTTTATGTACTCTTGCTCATTGATAACAACAGGTTCAAAGCTGTACCCTGTTTGCATATACACATCAGGACTTAAAAACAATTCTTCTAATATCGCTGCTTCATCTTCTGTAACAAAGTCTGTATTAGCTTCTATCGTTTCTATTGCGTTTACGTTAAATGCTCTTGTACCACCATCGTATGTACCTTGCGTGTAATAATCGTAGTTAAAAGCATCACCAAAACCAGTAGTAGCTTGATATGGTGTAGTACCATAGTTTTGTTTTATAGCAGTCTTGTTTATTTGTGTCTTTCTTACTGACTTCTTTGTGAAGTTGTAGTAATCCCAAGCACCTAGACTATTTAAAAATGCTAACCTAATAGTTTCGTAGCCTTTGCAGTCTGCTTCTTGTATAGTGAAATAATATGTTTTACTAACATTTATGTTTACATTTAATGCAGTAACAGTATAGTATGCTACGTTATTCATATTGAATGCTAACTCATCAAGTTGAACAGTACCACACCCAAAGTATAGTAAACCCTCGTTAGTATTGTTAGATTGTGCCTGACCTAATATTGCTGAACCAAAAGGTGCGCCACCATTAATAACAGTGTTATCTACATATTTAGTTTGTAGTAAAGTGTCTGAACTATTGTACGTTCTTATTCTAATTCTAGTTACTTCACTATCTTGGTAGTGCTTACCATTTAAAAAGCCTATTGTGTGATATTGTGCTAATTGTATTTTTTGTCCACTTAAACCTGTACCAGCAAAGTTTTGAGGGAACTTAGTTAAGAACTTTTTAGTACCACCTGTTAGTAGATAATCACTAAAGCCTTGTAATCCATATCCGTTTTTGTGTTGGTGTACTGAATTAAAGAAATTGAACTCTACATCTGAACTTAAAGAAAGGTTTTGTATTATAGTGCTATTACCTACTGTATTGTATTCATAGCCACCTAGACAAACACAAGTATTAAGGTTATTTCTATTTCTTGCATACTTGTCTATCTGATGTATAGCGTGGTTACTTTCTATCATTGTATTGCCGAAACTTGTACTAGGTGCACTACTATCTAAATCATATCCACTTTTATCTGTTTCTGTATAGTCTTGTAGTATAGATGCAATTCTAAATATTGCTTTGTCATTACTATCAACAGGTGCTTTTAATGTAGCTACTTGCTGACCATTAACAATAACTACACAAATATACTTTACGTTTTGTTGTGCTAAAACTATATCAGGTATTCCCTCTGCGTATATCACTATATCTGTATAGGCTGCTGTCAATTCTTTGGCATCGCCTTGCATTGTTGTTCTTAATTCTACTGCCATTATTCTATCTCTTTACTTACGAATTTTAAAAATTGTTGTGTGTCTTGTGCGTATGCCTTGATAAAGTCTTTAGGTAAATCTTTATATGCTACATTGAAAGCATCAGTAAAAAAGTTGCTAGGTTTCATACCATATAACTTAATATTTGTTGCAATTAAAAAAACCATATTTTTGCGTGGTATAAATCTACCTTTTTCATCTCTTGCGCCTTTTAAACCTTTTCTTACTACCCATTTATCAATAGCACCTATGTTAGCTATTTTACTTGATGGTTTAAATGCGTAAGGAGAGTTGGGTGCTTTAGCACTTGACTTACTACCCCTAACACCTTTATCTACAAACTTAGCATACCCCTCTGCAACAAATGACATATCTACTGCACCACTTGGATACACCTTGATAAAGTACCCTAGACTACTACCTAAATCGCCACTAGCATTTTTGCCCTTAGCGTTTAATATACCTCTAGCAGTCTGTACTACCTTTCTACCAAAGGTGTCTAATACTTTATCTACGCTACTCATTATGCAGTTGCTATTACTACCTCAATATCTAAAGTAACAGTAGCAGTTGCACTATAAGCGTATAACGCTTCTATCTCTGCTAATGCAGTTTGTGCTGCTTTACTTGTTGCGCCTTTTACATCTTTTGCGCCATTTATCATATAAATACTACCACCAGCTCTGACTTCTTCGGCTGCTGCTGTTGTTGCACTTGCCTTAGTAATTATTACAGAGTTAGTATCATCTAAATTAGTAATTCTGATATACTTAATATCATCATAGTCAAATTCAGGTGAAGTAGGTGAACTATCAAAGTTTGCTAATGTTGTAGCAGTTTGTGCAGTTAGCGTGTATATCCTTTTTGATATATTACCTACACTTGCAATAGTATGCGTTGTAGTTGTGTCATAGGTTGCGCCACCTAATGTTAGTTCTTCTTTTACTTGAACTGTTAAAGTGCTTGGTGTAATTGTTGTTGCCATTTTTTAATTATTTTTCTTTATTATATATATTATTATTATATTACTATTATATATCTATATATATATATTATATAGTGTATATATTCTTGTTTGTGTCCTTTTGTTGTTACGCATTTGATGTAACTCATTCATTTTGAGATAGTTAGGATATTGCGACATTTCCACTACAATTACTTGCATTAAATCCTACCTCTATACTGACATTAGCAGTCCACCCACTAACCTCATTGTCGAACCTTTCTGTAAAAGGCTCACAACTAACACTAGGACTTATTGCAACCTCTGTTTGAAAGTCAGGTATATCTTCGTACTCTCCTGTTCTATTCTTTAGCAGACTAATAACATCGCCAATAGTTTCTAGCGTATCACTCAACACATCTCTCTCGTTGCTCTCATCTTTGCTTACTAAGTCCATTACAATAATCTGAAACGAATATGTTAGCGTGTGTTGTGCAAAGTTAGCAGTAGCAGTAGAAACGTGTAGTAGTGGGTATGTGGTTTCTGTTAGGTCAATCTCAAATATATCGCCTATGGTCGTTGTGTTTATTTGAAAGTGTGTGTTTCCTATTTCTTCAAATATGCCATACAACATTTGTAGCGTTATGTTTTTAATCTCTGTTCCTGTTGTTAGTATCATCTTCTATTCTGTATGTGTGTTAAATCTTTTTGGTACGCTAAGAAGTTAAAGCATTCGTTTACCGATAACTCTAACACCTCATCAAATTTTAATATATCGCCATTTGCTAAATTATAAATTAAACTGTACCAGCCATATTTTTCGTTAAATTGTTCTTCTTCTGTCTTAAAAGTTTGCGCCTCTCTCGCCTCGACAGGCTCTTTGAATAAACTTGCGTAGTGGCTATGTAGTCCGTTGCGATAGTCAAAAAAAAACTAGCAGCACCATTAACAGTATCTACGCTAAGATTGTCTTTAAATATCTTTGCTCGTTTCTTAGCAGTTCTAAAGTCATAATCTTCTACCTTATACTTATCACCCTTTTGTTCTGTGATAGGTCTGTATAGTATAGCCATTACACTATCCATAGCACTCCAGCCATCGCCTAACTTATTATCTAAATCTACAAACTCTTTTAACTTTAGTTCGTGTAGGTTAGGGTGAAAGCCATAATCTATACCATCTATTGTGATAACTAAGTTAAGGTCTTTGTTAGCTTCGTTATCCATTAGCTTACCTAGTTGCTCCATTACTGCATCTATATCTGACTTCTTACAACCTTGTAATAGTTTCTTAGGTGCATTAGTAAAAGCACTAATAGTAGCTATTGTCTTTTCTAAATCATCTTCAACACCATCTACGCTTAACATAAAGTCCATATACTTACCAAGAGATACTTGCGACCAGCTTGTAGGTATTGCGTAATTGATGTTGTTAATAACTAAATCCATACTATAAAATATAAAAGTTAAAATTTGAGTATAATTGCA